CCACAATTTACGTTCTTGTCGTTCTTTTTCTTCACGAGCTTTTACGGCTAAGTCATATTCAGTTGTTTTTAATTTTTTTTCTGCAGCTTCTATTTTTTCTATAACCTTAAGCCTCTCAGCGTCAGCTTTCTTCATTTCTCGTGCTTGTTCTGCCACCAAATCTACTGCACCACTACGGCCTCCGCCTTTGCCCCCCTTTACTTTAATTTGTATGTTAGAGACTGCGTCTTGTAATTGTTTGGTAAAATCTTGGCTTATCTTTTTAAAGGACATCTGGAAGGAAGACAAGTCTTGCCCTTTAATCTCTAAACCACCGCCAAGTTGTTGCTTAAGTTGTTGAATTTGCTGCTTCAACTCCTGGTCGTCCAGCTTAGCTTTTAGTATTAATTTTTTAGTAATGTCAGCCATTTAGTCATCCCCTTTATTTATCTGACTAAAATCAGTAGTTATCTTATCTGGTAACTTATCTTTTATTTTCTCATAGATTTCTTGTTCTTTTTTGTCAATTTCTATTTGGGCTTCGACCATTTGATCTTCCGAAATATAATTTTCTCCCATTTCCTGCTTTAACCACTCCTCATATTCGTCTTTGTCTGCAGTCAACATATATGAGGGATCAGCGTGAATTTTGTGCCCCAAATAAAACACAATCAATTCTTCTAAAGTCATTTCTAGCAGTCTGGGGTCAGTAGGAGTTGTGTTGAGCGTAAAACAAAACCAACTTATCAATCTATTTTCAATACCTTGAAGAGTATCTGTTTTCCCACTTACCCAATCATTCGCTATTTTTTCAAGCTTCTTTAGGGAATACATTACTCTTTCTTAGATTCCTCCTTTTTCTTTTTAGACTCTTTCTTGGGCTCTTCTTTCCAAACTTTCTCATACCATTCATCTTCGAAATCTTGAGTATTTTTATAAAGTTCAAAAATAATATTAGTATCATAAAACTCTATTCCGAACATACTATCTACCCACCATTGAGGGGCGTCTACTAAGGTGTGACGAAGGGTGGCTAGTATTTTGTGTAAAAATTGCATGTTTTCATCTAAATTCTTCAGATCTTCATTTAGCTTAGCCGTGGTTTTAGCTATTTCAGATTGCATTCCGATGTTTGGGCGCTTGTAAGTAAACTTGCCTGTCCAAACTTGTCCAGTGCTAGATCCTTTAAGCTCTAGACTAAACGTGTGTTCCATACTAGGTAGGGATTTAAAACTCATGAGAATACTCCTTTTTTTATTTTTTTATTTTTTATTTGATTATAGCATGAAATTGATAGAATTTGTGGGGGATTTTAATAAGAAATTAATTACTTGAGTATTTTAGTCCAACGCTTTTTACCACAATCCCAAATTTTTGACAATCCAAGAGAGCGTGCCATCTCTGATTCAGTGTGGCCTTTAGCTCCCTTGGTTAATAAGTCCTTTTTCTGACAAGCCTGCTTTGATATCCTTTTTCTAGTGTTGTTTTGATCTAAGTAGGAGTAGTCTGGGGGTAGCTCTTTTTCCAGAGTAAATCCGGTAGCCTGATAAACATTCCCTTGAGACCAACGATTATCTGACCATGATATCATTTTGTCGTAACCTAACTCTTTGGCCTGTCTTTCTAAATACTTAACTAATCTAGAAGCCCCTCCTACCACTTGGTGTCCGTCTTTGAATACTAGTCGGCTTAATACAAACTCTTTCTGATTTTGGCGATGATGCTTTCCTCCACCTATTGCTGCAATTAATTCATTTTGGTGATATAACCCTAGCATGATCTGAGCAGGGGTATTTCCTTGTATGTGGTTGTCTTTCATGAACTTGGAATATTCTTCTTTGGGGACTCTTTTAATAGTACAATCTCTGGCATATACTCTCTTATCATATACTTGTAAAACGGATTTTAAGAAGTTTAAAACTTGATCTTTTCTGTCAAGCCACTCATCCTCAAAGACAGTAATCAATCTGATTCCGTTTTGTTCACATAGGAGGCGTTTAGTGTTGTGGTAATTTTTGTCTCTTGGCTCAGGAGAATCCTCTGAGTGCCAATATAATCCACAGTATTCGATTGATAATTTTAAGTCTGATATAAAAATGTCTAAGTGTTTTCCTTTAAGAAAATTGGGTTTGTAAGATTCGACTACTTCATAATTATATAATTTGATAATTTCTATAATTTCTTGTTCTGTTCTGGATGTTCCTGAGTTTGAGCATTTGGGACACCAACGTCCTTGACTTAAAGCATGCCATGATACTTTCCATTGGTGATTTTTATTACATTTAACTTCTAATTTTTCTAAACAATTTACATAAGTATCTGAAATAAGATAGCCGCTTTGGCTTTCAACAAAACTTCTAACTTCTTCTATTGTTTTCTTAATACTACCTGAACACTTGGGGCACCACGAGTTAGTATGTAATATGTAAGCCCATTTAGTTTCGAAAATATGATCTTTTGAACATTTCCACACATAATTAGATATACTACTCTTATAAGCAATGCTTAGACATTCTCCGCCTTTATTTTTAGCATATTCTTGCAAATCAACTATCGTATAAGCTCTTTTTTCTTTTCCTCTCTTGACAGCAGCACATTTCATGCACCAGCCCCCAGCTTTGACGTCCATCCAAGCTGCTTCCCACTCATTGCCGCAGTTACACTTCCATTTATATTTTTGCTTATTATTACTATACTCAGTTGATAAACATTCTCCTCCCTTTTTATCTGCATGGTCTTTTAAATCGCATATATTATACTTTTCTCTATTATTTCTAATCCATTGACCTTTAGAAGCTACTCTCCAAGACATTTCTAATATTCTTCCTGAAGGAGTTTTCCATAAATATTTATTATGACAACCTTTATATTCTTCAGATAAACATTCTCCTCCTAGTTGTTTTGCAAACTTCTTTAGATCCTCAATTTTTATTTTCTTACTCATATTGTTAATATATCATAAAATCTTCTAGAAGTCAACTCCTAAATAAAAAGGAGGTCATTTTCAGACCTCCTCTTGAGTTCATTTAAGTTGTGAAGTTGTTGAAATTATTAGGCTCCTGCCTCTGTAGATTGTTTGATTCCCACAAAATTTAAGGTGAGTTGCCCGAGAGATCTTGCATCGATAGTAAAGTCTTCCTGAGTACATTTTACTCTTTCAATAAGCATCAAAGTTGCCCCAGTGACTCTATCAATAAGCTCAGCTGTTAACTCAGGTTGTGTAAGAATATCTTGTAGTTTTGGTCTCAATCCTAAAGAAATAGCATCATTATTTGACACTCTAAAAAGAGTGGCAGTAAAATTTACTGTGTATCCGGTTTCTGCATATTCTGCGGGCTCTAATTGATCAAGGACATCCACGGGTTGATGCGCGTGCGCCACCGTGTAGTTCAATGCATTAGCAAAAGCTATTTTCGTCCCATTTACTCTAAAAACAATCCTTGCACCAGTACTGGTATCACTCATATTATTCTCCTTTTTACAACCCCAACTTTAAAGGGGCGGATGGGGGTTACGTTCATTTTCCCGCCCCTATGCTCTTAATTTAATTATGCCATTAAAGCAGCTGCCTTAAGTGCTGCAATAATCTCGTCAACTTTTGATTCAATATCATCAAGTCTGTCTTCAATCTCAACCCTAAGAGCTTCTACGTCTGCATTATCAGCCTTAAGATCCATTGCCGTTTCAATCTCGCCTCTCATAGATTCAACATCCACATTATCAGCCTTAAGATCCATTGCAGTTTCTACTTCTGCAAAAATTGCATTAACAGAAGCATCTGTGTAAGTATCTCCTGTAGAAAGATCCGACACAGCTGTAGCAGCAGGAACTACTGCAGTAAGACTAGTAGCGGCAGGGGCTACTGCTGTTAAGTCCGCCGTAGCTCCCAAAGCGGCTACAGAAGCAGCTTGTGGATTTGCGCCAGAATTAATTGCGGCCTCTAATTCATCGGCGGCAGTGTCTTCAGTAACTGCTCTTCTTAGAGCTTCTTTTGCATTATTGGAAAGTGCCATTTGTATCTCCTTTTCTAATTAATTATCAATTTACGCCGACTGGCGAATATTATCAAGGGTAATCCTTGAAAGTATAAAATCAATTCCCTGAACTGGGGTAATTGTAATGTCAATCTCAGCAGTATTCCCTGTTATTTGTACAATTAGATCTTTCCAGCCAAGGCCACCATTTGTGTCGTCCCCAACAATAATGTCTGCATTCAAGAATGAAGTCATTATGGAGATTACCGTGTTTTTAATAGACTCAGCAGTTCCACTTCTTGCTTTTTCTCCAACAAAAATCGCTTCAAGCTGCTCTCTCAAATTATAAGCTACGTAGTCAGCTGCCTCAAGAACTGAAGGCCTATTGTATACGAAATTTGCATCATTTCCATAAGTGGAATTATGAACCACAACTCTAAAACCTCCGGAGTCTCTTTCTTCGAAAGGAAGTAGACCAGCATCAATTGCTAGATCATATTGAGTCTTAGGGTTATAGTCTTCATGATCAATGCCGTTAGCGTTAATGCCTTTAAAAGTGGCAGGGGTTCCAACTTCTGAACCAGCCTGAATTCCAGCCACTATACAAGCCGCTGCCCATGGGTCTCTCCAAGCCAAGTTTCCAGAAGTATCAAGTACTTGAACGTCTTGGAATAGCATAGAGGCTCTCTCATGATTAATATCCTGAGCTGCGTCCTGCGCATCAGCAAAAGCGCATTTCTTAGAAACATAGCAGTTCCGTTCGCTTCTATTTTTGGTATTTGAAGCAGTAATACAGTGTGTAACCGCCTGTAAATTAACTGCGTCTACCGTAAAAGAAGAAGATGGATCTGTTTCACCTTCCAGTGCTAGATCAGAAGCATCCTGAGAAACCAACGGAACAACCGTATTACAACGATATGAAAGGAAAGCATCAAACCCGCTCTGAAAATTGGTGTTTGTGCTTGCCCCCAGCGCTCCTCCTGTAAGAAAGCTTCTAGCACTTGCTGCTATAATACCTTCTATGTCTGTAACTCTAGTGGCCTGTATGAGTGAGGACTCAGTGTTGATAATGTCTAACAGCTCTTTTTGTGCTGCATACAAGCTAACAGCCGCTGCCTTAACGTCCGTAGCAGTGCTGATTGGATCTAGATCAGAGGCCAGCTTAGCAGAAGCAAACTTCACTGCTGTGCTGGCGCTGTAATTAGCGTCTGCGTCAATCAAATCCACTACATCTTGAACGCTCTTTCCAGCTAAAGAAATAGAGATAGAGTCTCCCGCTGCAGACACAGCTAACGATCCACTTTGAATTGTGAGGTCAGCAGTAGCTTCTGCGCCAGTATATTGAATCTGCATCCATACTTCTCTGTCGTTCTCAGAGAGTTCCTCAGAGACATCTCCCTGACTCACTGTGATAATTCTGGCATCAGAGTCTACTACTCCTGCCTCTACTTTAATGCTTATTAAATTTTCTTCATCTCCGTAATTACTTGATTCAATGGTAAACAAGTCTGCACTAGCAGCGTTTTTCAAAGTCTTGCTAGCCTTTGTGCTGGCATTAGTCTTGTAAATACGAATTATACTGGCTCCATTTGGGATACGCCCATCCCGCGCAGGGGCTACTAATATTCTAGCAGCATCTACTATTGGGCCAGACTTATACTTTGCAATCAGGGCTGCAATGTCCTGACTTGTGAAAGTCTGAACACCGTCCGCTGAACCAGGGGCTCCTCCGTCAGCCTCTCCTACGATAGCCACAATGCCCGTGGGAGACAAAGGAAACCCTCCAGACAAGTTCACGACTGTCTGGGAGTAAGCGCCTGATTTTGAAATATTCGCGCCTGCGAATCCTACTTTAATTGCCATAGTTCGCTCCTCTTGTGTTAATAAAGTCTAAACAACCTATCAAATTCTTCCTTAGTCGCTTCTAAAACTCCTTTAGATTCCGCATATTTACGCATGGGAGCCTTGTGGTGTTTCTGAATTGACTTCTTCTCTTTAACTAGTGATTGAAAATAAGCATCAAAACTAACTACTGCTATTTTCCGCTTACGGCTTGGGCGAGGCGCTTCAATCACTTCCTCTTTTTCTGTTTTTTTATTATCTTTACTCATACGTTTGCTCATTCTCCTATTATACCATTTTACTCAAGATTTTTCTTATTTTAATCATCTGAAGTATTTACCTTTATAGCAACCTCGCTGTCAGGATCTGGCATGGGAGCTTTAGTTGTTATATCAAAATTATCAAATAGATTAACCTCCTCTTGATCCCAGTCAAACTCAGTAAGACAGCT